GACTGGTCATCACTATGGCTGGAGAAAACAGGACGCACACAACCTGAAGACCTAAGCAATGTGTTTGCAGTACAGCTCGGTATTGCGACAGAAGACTTCAACATCCACTGGTTTGCAAGAGACATGGGCGTAGAAATCACAGGCAAACAGACGCAGTACCAAGGCAGAAGCGCACACGGCGTACCACTCAGAGCCACACTCGATGCAGAGTTTATGTATGAGGGGCAACGATGTGTCCTTGAAGTCAAACACACCTACGAAGGCAACACACTCAGTAAGCAAGTGGCAAACTACATGCCGCAACTGCAACTCTACATGCACATGGCGGCAGTGCCTTTCATTTACTTTGCAAATATCTTTGGCAATCGCCGCTATGAATATTGCAAGGTGAGTTGGGACAAGCATTACTATGACACCATGATGGTAAATATAAATGAGTTTTGGAGCTTGGTACAAAGCGATACAGCTCCACCAAATGCTGTCCATGTCTCATCTATCGGGATAGATCACATCGAACTAGACGACATGGTTGCTCGATGTGCAGACGGAGACAACATGTTCCTCGATCAAGCGCACCAGTTTATCGAAACAATCGAAGCTCACTCAATGCACGAGTCAGCAAAGAAAACTTTAAAAGCCATGGTTGCCAACAACGAAAGGGAAGTTTACTCGCAACCACTCACGATCAAGCGATCAAAGAACGGAGCATTACGCTTCAACATAAACAAAGACGGGACTACAGAGTAGCCCCGTCCATCGTCATTAAGGAGATTTACCATGACAGCATTCACCGACACAGGCCCACTCATAGATGAGCAGGCAGAACCATTAGAGCATATGATCGGTAACGAGTACAGCCTTGGCTGGAGAAGTGTGTGGATTCATACACCTCAAGAAGCCGTGCGTATTCTGTATCGAGGCGGTCGTTTAGAACTAACAGTTGTGAGGAAGCATGAGAATTAGAATGGCAACAGTCGCCAAGGTAATAGCTGAGGAATTCAACGTAACTGTAGAACAAATAAAAAGTCCAAGTCGTGTTCGCAGGATTATCATTCCTCGGTTTTCTTTCTATTGGTTGTCTTATAAGTACGGACATTCCCTACCAAAGATTGCCGCTTGGACTGGTGGTCGAGACCACACTACTGTCTTGCACGGAAAGAATATAATTGATGCCTACATTGGCTTTGACAAGCTAAATGAGCTTGATTCCAAAGTCCAAATGTTTAATAATCAAATGTATCGTCAAACAGAAGGAGAGGATGATGAGTGATAACTTATCGCTGTGGAACAGCGTCAAAGAATCAAACCCTAAATATCTAAAGAAGGTTAGTATTGGTGCGCGGTCGTTCACCAGTATCGACCCTCAGTATCAAATTAGATCAGCAACAGAAGCTTTCGGCCCAGTAGGTAAGGGCTGGAGTTACGATGTAGAGTATAAATATATCTCGCATGGTGATGTAACTATGTGCGTTGCAGAGATTACTATAATCTATTGGGTAGGTGGTGAACTTCATAAGTACGGACCTGTTGCTGGATGCAGAACATTTATTCATATGAACCACCCAAAACGTGGGACTGTGATAAATGAGGATGCGCCTAAGATGGCGTTGACTGACGGATTGACTAAGGCATTGTCGCACCTTGGTTTCAATGCGGATGTGTTCCTTGGAGAGCACGATAACAAATATGCGGCAGAGGCGAAAGCAAAAGGAGAATGGTGATGTCTGAACATGACAACACAAACCGTGGTGCGGTATTCCCACCGTACCCCGAACAAAAGATGATCTTAACTGGTAAGGCAAATAATGATGGGCAGGATGAAAACCTGATCTTCACTATGACGCAGACCAAAGATGGTAGAAAGATTATTGATATCTACAAGAAGGTCGGAACCTTGTTCGAAAACGATAAGAAAGGGAACGACAAAGCCCCAGATTACACTGGGCCGTTTGATGGACGCCGCATTAGTACATGGCGACAAAGCAAAGGCGACTTGAAATACATGTCGCTAGAGATTTCTGACAAGCGCACACAGGATGCAGGCGGCAATACTAGCAAGCCTGTAGACGACAGCATCCCGTTCTAATGAACTGGGAAGAGCGTGCATTACGGGCGGAAGATGCCCTGCGCGAGATAGCCGCCATCCCCAACGACAGTAGGGGGTGGCGGTTACACCGCAAGCAAATAGCAGAGGAATACATTATGAACCTGACAGGCCCACACCATTTCTATATGAGAGCCGCCGCAGAAAAAGAATATGCGGCTGAACTTTGTTACAAAGGCACGGACGGAGCCAATCACACAGTCGTGATAAGCGACGCGCAAATGCTCAACATGCTAAGAATTGCGGCTGATATTGTATCGCAACGAGGCTTGCTCAAGACTACTTCTGATACTTCTGAGTAAGGTAATTCAAGTAGTCTGCACCTGTATCTACATCTACAAAGCACTGAGTAAACCCAGTAGGGTTAGACGCATTAGGGTCTATCACCTGCAAGATTGCATGTCCAAAGCGTTGGTTATCAAACCCTTTGACCAGCGCATATGTATCCCAATACTTGTAACCACGAGCGCGAGCCAGCCATGTAGTCATGCCCTGCTCGACCAGCTCTACGTTAGCCAGCGCCCAGTTGTGTCGATGTCCAGCAATATAGAGATGAGCATTGCTTTTAAACATTGCCATCTTCTGCTGTGCGTGAAGTGGATTCCACTGACTATGGCCGGGCATGTCGTGTGCGGCATGGATAAAGCAGCTCTTACCATTTGGAAACTTCATTTCTATTCTGGCTTCCCAGTCTTCATGGATGGTGCGTGATCGAGCCATCCACTTGAGAGGGTCGCCAGCACCAGTCCACATATCGTGGTTGCCACTAATCAAGATGAGAGGGTTAATGCTCTGGATGAGCCACTCAACTAGCTTCCATGCAGTCTCATGCGAAGTGTCTTGATCTGCGTATAAACGCGACAGACGACCAACCCAGTTATTCTGGTAGTCGCCAAGACCGCAAGCATAGATATTAGAATTAGATTGAATGATATCCACATGATGACGCAGAGTTTCCCAGTCACAGTAGTTATCATCCACATGCGGGTCTCCCATCCATAGAAGCCCTATGGGGGCGTTCGTCTTCATTCTGATACCTCGCCACTTCTTAGCTTCGATATGCTCTCTACGCTTCTTAAAACGGCTTGTAAGGCTATCTACGATTTCATCTACAGGAATGTCATCGTCTGGTAATTCTTCTACCTCATATGAAATTAAATTAAGATCAGGTTCAATGTTGTTTGCCTGAGCTGTGCGAAGCCTAGCTTGGAATGTTGTGCGTGGTAATTGCAGATATTCTGCGGCTTTCTGTATGGAATTGAATTGTTCGAAGGCATTGACCGCCTCGATCATTAGCTTGGTGGATAGTTTAGGACTTGGCATTACAATCTAGCATGAGTTGTTTTAACTCTTCTGCTCTCCCTTTTACCTGTTTAAACCAACGTGAATCTTCCATCTCATAAGCCGCACGCTCATAATCTCTTTCTTCGAGCGCCGCCCAGAACTTCTTGAACTGGGACAGACGAGGCCATCCGATGTTGAAACACATGTTGGCGATGACGATTTGCGCGTTTTCTGGCAGGTCAGTCCACCAGTACACGTTCTTATTAAGCTCTTCTACAACGACATCGATGTCGTCCAGAAGCATTTGCTCTGCCGCTTTCTCTGTGATTGGAGTCAGTAAGTTGTGACCATATCCAACAGTAGGGACACCAGCAGTGCAGTGATACATTTCAAGGCGCAGACCTTCGTGCCTCTTTAGCATTTCTGTAAGTTCAGTAATCATTTTATTTCTTTAATTGCGTGATAGATTTCAAACCAAATGAAGCGGCGATAGATGCAAGTATGCCCCACTGAATCCAGTCAGGGGCAGTACGCAGGAAGTCAAACCCTGCTTGCATGTAAGGTTGCAGTGGTGGGATGAAGCTTGCCAGTATGATAAAGATAAAGGTTAAAGTCCAAGCCTCATCTTTCCATGAGTTATCGGAAGAGGACATAGCTTGTGCATCCCAGCTTCCGTCTTGCTCGACCTTCTTAACTGTGGCTTCTACCTTGGCGACTTCTAACTTAGCTTTCGCCTCAGCTTTCTTTTGCTTTCCTTCAAGCCAAGTCCCTGCAATATTGGCTATCGGGCCTATCAATGCTTGCAACATGACAGTCTCCTAGTGGACTATTTCTCCCTCAGATGGTCCACCATTTATAATTGAAAAGATTTCCTCCGCCGCTACATGAGCGTGGTCAATGTCATCAAAGTAACTAATACGCACAACAACTTGATAGCCAAGATTGTTGCGTTCGATACTAACTCTTAAATCAAACTCGTCTTCATCATCCATTTGAATAACTTAGCGATTGATTTGACTTATCACAACATAAATAATTATCGCCACGATACCAAATGCGGCAATCAAAAGAGCAAGTAGTAGTATTTTTTCTGCCTGTTTCTTGCGACGAATTCGATTTTGTTTATCAATTTCTTTTTGTTCTCTTAATCTTTTCTTATACTCAGCTTGGATTTCATCATAGAAACCATTGTGAAACCTTAGATCGAGCATCATCTTCAGCTCGTAAAGCATCTCTTGTTGTTGCTGGTACTCAATCATTTCGATGGCAACATCTTTAATGCCGCCGTTAAAGCGCTTCTTATTAAATTCTTGGTGGCCTTCAAAGATATTTATTAGACGTTCGCCAATGGCTCTGGCGTCATCTATCGTGTCAAGATTTGACTTAATAAAATCGATGCCCTCTTTTGCAAGAGCCAAACCAGTAAGTATTGTGGTGACTGGCTCCAAGGCATCGGTTTCCTACTTAGATTTCTTTAGTAATTTTTTTACTGTTTCAGTTTCATAGATACGAAGAAGCACCCAAACTAAAGATGCAAGCGCTGTAGCCTCTGGCAACCAGCTAAAGTAAGCGCCAAGAGTTACGCCGCCAGCTACCACATCAACAGATTGTTTGACTTCTTCGTTCATCAGTCTGCCTCCCCAATCACAAGTGTGCCAGCTTCAACTTGGCGCATGATTTCTGCGTAGTCTTTATTTTCAGATACGCATGGAACAAAAAAATCCTTGCCATTTATCGTGCATTTAATAACTCGAACACCAGTGTCCTCATCATCAGCTAAATATATTGCATTTTCTATAATCATATTATTAAATCTCCGCATCAGCTTCCCATTGTCCTATCGCCCTGTAAGTTGAACCAGCACTTGCAGAAACTCTTGTTAAAAAAACTTTTGTACTAACTGAACTTATGTTTAAAGAGCTACAATTATAATAAACTACATTAGAAGCGCTGATTGTAGGAGAGGTTCTCATTTCAACTAGGAATTTTCCTGAACTATTAAACAAGTATATGGTTGTAATTGCAGAATATTTATACCCATATCCTCCATCGCTACCTATATCACCAGATACATAGTACCGCTGACACAACGCCAGTTCTTCACCATAAGACCGATGCTCAAATTCGGTGGCGACGGAGCCGACTTCAAGTTGGACGCCTGTGATGTTTAGAGATGCGCCAGAAGTTTCATTAATCTTTACGCTTCCAGTAATATATCTAAAGTCTCCGCTTTGCCATGAATCTGCTGTAGCTGTTGAGCCATATCCAAAACCCATGTCCCAATTAACATAAATTCCAACGCCATTATTTGTTAGCCATGTCCCAGAAGTGTCGCCAGCAATTTGAATAGTTTTGTGTTCCCAAGTGTTCGCTGAGTTTATAGTGTATTGCGTAACAAACGACCTAGCATTACCGTTATTTTGTACGTTGATAGAAAAATCACCAGTTAAAGTTGACTTAACCCAAAAAGAAAGAACAACATTTTTTGCGTCAGATGTGCCCCAATTTAAATGAGCAGAATTGTATCCCTCAATCCCTTGCACAAAAGAAGCATAATCACTTCCAGTAACACTTACGCCTGTACCGCATGAATACTTAAGGCTATTGGTAAAACCTGCTGGAGCATCAGCCACCTGTTGAGCAGTTGACGTACTTCCCGAAGCTGGACCATAGCATGTGAATCTATCTGCGCTAAATTTGGCAGAGCCACTCAAAGCAACAGAGCCTCCGTTGTTTCTCTGGTCAATTCTCATATCACCATTAATGATAATATTCTTCCGCCCAGACGATACGCTTCCAAGCTGGGCTATTTCACGGGCGTTACTCATTATGCGTTCTCCAGTGCGGCTACTTTAACTTCTAGGGTTTCAATCTTGGCGATAGCTTCTTGCAGTGCGGCAGTTAGCAACGGTACAAGTTTAGACTGGTCAATGCCCTGATACTCTGGATTTCCATCCGCATCTACGCCATCTCTTTCACCAGTTACAGCTTCGGGTACAACCTCTGCGGCTTCATGTGCTAAGAAACCATCAACACGGCTACCATCTACCTTCCATGCAAAGTTGACAGGGTTAAGAGACTTTATACGCTCTGTTGCGCCTGTCATTGGTTGCCAATCTTCTTTTAAACGGTAGTCGGAGGATGTATTGAATGATGCGGTCGATCCACTAATACTAATAGACCCTGCCCCACCACTAGGGTTGTTAAAAGTAAGAACCTGTGAAAAACTGGTTGAGTCAGATGTAGTTTCCAACGCACGATTACCATTAGCGCCCGTCGTTGATATGTGCATATCTGCGCCAACACGACCAAGACTTGTCGTACCCAACAGCAAGTTACCACTGCTGTCGATGCGCATACGTTCTGTACCACTGCCAGAAAAAATTGTATCTCTTGCGCCTATACTTAAATCACGCCATGCTACCCCTGGAGAAAGCGCATAAATGTTAGAAACTGAACTTGCAGTATCAAATGAAACATAAGTCCCACTAACTCCAGTCGATAATGATGGTTCACCAGTTGCAACAATAGCACCATTAACAGACATTTTTTCAGTTGGCGAAGACGTACCAATCCCAACCCGATTATTTGCGCTATCGACAACCAGCGTATTCGTGTTAACTGTCAGGTCGCCATTAATTGTAATATCATTTGCAAATGTACCGCCGTTAGTAGCCGATACCATGTCAGCAGTAGTAAAGGATTTAAATGCAACTACATTTAATTCATCATTCGCAGATGCCCCAACTGCCAATACAATG